CACTGATGGAACGCATAAATAAGAATAGCATTGGAATGGATGAATACTTCGATAGATTGTTTGCTCTTCACGAAACAACAAAGAATTATCCTCCATTCAACCTAGTAACGGTCAGCAACGTAGAATCGAGATTAGAACTTGCTCTTGCAGGATTTAGAAAAGCAGAAGTAAATGTCTACACACAAGACGGTAAACTCTTTGTCGAAGGACAAAAAGAGGATACCGAAACAGAAACCACCTATGTCCACAGAGGAATGGCTCAACGATCATTCACAAGAACTTGGACATTGGCAGAAGATACGGAAGTTAGATCAGTTACTTTTGAGGATGGGTTATTAACAATTGTTCTTGGTAGGATTGTACCTGAACATCATCAAAAGAAAGTCTGGTTTTAATGTGCTAACATAAGTGGTATAATTGAGTGGTGATTGATACAAAAGTGTATCATAGTGATACATTAATTTCTAAATAATTTTGTAATCAATCATGAGGTATCAATGAACTTCACCACCACTGCTTTAGCAGCTGGAACTCTAATGACTATTTTTATTGGAGTTCCCATTACTACATTTGTTTCTTAGTATATGGAAATCTTAGCAACTTTTGCCATTTTTGGCGCAGTAATGAGTGGAGCATTAGCACTTACCCCTAAAAAATGAATACTAAATAAAATTGAATATCGTCGCCAACGGTGGGGAGGTAACTGGCAAAATCCAGTTGACACCTCCCCTTTTTTCTGGTAAAATAAACAGAGGTAAAAACAAGTTATGAGTCTAAAACTTTTGCTATTAAAAAATGGAGACGAAATTATCTCCGATGTAAAGAGCGTAAAGGATGAAGATGGTAAGAAAGTTTATTCTTACATTCTTACCAATCCAATGAAACTTGAAACTGAAGAAGAAGATGATGATGATGATTTTCTTCTAGAAGGCGATGAAGATTATCAAGTCGCTCGTGTCAATGAATATGAAGAAGAACTTACGCTATCAATGACTAGATGGCCTAGATTTACCGAACAAGATAAAATTTATCTTTCACCAGAATGGGTTGTTACTCTAGTCGATCCAATTTCACAATTGGCTGAAATGTACAAAAATTACGAAAAAAATCATGGCAATGAAGAAGAATCAGGTCCTGTGCATCTTACTGAAGAATCTGGATCTGGTATTGATCTCCAAGGTTAATCAGTTTGATACTGATGCTTTATCTGGAGAAGCAGATACTGAATTAACTGATACAGTTAGAATCTTATGTGAAGATGAAGAATCAGACGTTGAAAAAAGACTTGTTCGTTGGCCTGGAGTCAGCGATCAAAGAGTGCTTTCAATGCATTCTGATGATATACTAACTCTAGTTGAGCCAACCAAGCAACTGCTCACGGCATACGAAAACTTTATTAAAGAATGAGATTCTACACGAACGTTCAAATGGTCGGAGACCAATTTCTTGTTAGAGGATATGAAAATGGAGAACGTTTTCAAACCCGCGAGAAGTTTCAACCGACCCTTTTTGTGTCTTCTAATAGGAAGACGAATTATAAAACACTTGAGGGAAAGTATGTTGAATCAATTCAACCAGGAACTGTTCGTGACTGTCGTGACTTCATCAAAAAGTATGATGGCATAGAAGATTTTAATGTATATGGATGTGAAAGATTCATATATCAGTATATTTCTGACAAGTATACGAAGGATCAAATTGAGTTTGATATTTCCAAAATCAATCTTGTTACAATTGATATTGAGGTTGCATCTGAGAATGGATTCCCAGATGTAGAATCGGCTGCAGAAGAAATTCTGTTGATTACAATTCAGGATTATACAACCAAAGAAATTATTACCTGGGGTCAAGGTCCTTTTAAGCTAAAACAGGGTAATCATTATTACAAAAGGTTCAATAATGAGTTTGATCTGCTGAATGATTTCATCAATTGGTGGATGCAAAACACTCCTGATATTGTTACTGGATGGAATAGTGAACTGTATGATATGCCATATATGGTCCGTCGTATTGAGCGTATTCTTGGTGAAAAATTGATGAAACGATTGTCTCCTTGGGGACTTGTAACTGAACGTGAGATTTACATTAAGGGTCGTAAGCAAACTTCTTATGATGTTGGTGGAGTATCTCAGTTAGATTATCTAAATCTATATAAGAAATTTACTTACAAGGCACAAGAATCTTATCGTCTAGATTATATTGCAAGTGTGGAACTTGGCCAAAAGAAACTTGATCACTCTGAGTTTGAAACCTTTAAAGATTTCTATACTCATGGATGGCAAAAGTTTGTAGAATACAACATCATTGACGTTGAACTTGTTGACCGTATGGAGGACAAGATGAAACTCATTGAACTAGCACTTACTATGGCATATGATGCCAAGGTAAATTATAATGATGTGTTCTATCAGGTTCGTATGTGGGATGCGATTATCTACAACTATCTTAAAAAGAAAGATATCGTAATTCCTCCTAAGGAAAAGTCTGACAAGAACGAAAAGTATGCAGGAGCATATGTTAAGGAACCGAATCCTGGAGTATATGATTGGGTAGTCTCTTTTGACCTTAATAGTCTGTACCCTCACCTTATTATGCAATATAATATTTCTCCAGAGACATTATGCGAGACTAGACACCCATCAGTTACAGTCGATAAGATTCTTAAAAAAGAAATATCATTTGACTCATACAAAGACAGAGCGGTATGTGCTAATGGTGCAATGTATCGCAAGGATAAGAAGGGATTCTTGCCTGAGTTGATGGAGAAAATGTATGGAGAGCGTGTCATCTTCAAGAAGAGGATGATCAAAGCAAAGCAGCAGTATGAGAAAACACCAACAAAAGATCTTGAGAAAGAGATTTCTAGATGTAATAACATTCAGATGGCTAAGAAGATCTCTCTTAACTCTGCCTATGGTGCGATTGGTAATCAATACTTTCGTTATTACAAGTTAGCAAACGCTGAAGCAATTACTTTATCAGGTCAAGTTTCAATTCGTTGGATTGAGAATGAGATGAACGTATATCTAAATAATCTTTTAAAAACAGAAGGTGTAGATTATGTCATCGCATCCGACACTGATTCGATATACCTTAATCTTGGACCTCTTGTTGATAAATTTTTTGCTTCTAAGTCTGGCGACAAAACTGCGATTGTTACCATACTTGATAAGATCTGTGAAGATAAGTTGGAACCATTCATCGAATCCTCTTATCAGGACCTTGCGAACTACCTTTCGGCGTATGAACAAAAGATGAGTATGAAGCGTGAGAATATCGCTGAACGTGGTATTTGGACCGCCAAGAAGCGTTATATTCTTAACGTGTGGGACAGTGAAGGTGTTCGTTATGAAGAACCCAAACTAAAGATTATGGGACTTGAGGCTGTTAAATCATCTACTCCTGCTCCTTGTCGTCAGATGATTAAGGATGGTCTTAAACTGATGATGAATGGCACTGAAGATGAAGTGATTGATTTCATTGCTAAGTGTCGTAAAGATTTTAGAAACTTAACTCCTGAAGAAATTTCATTTCCAAGATCTGTTTCTGATGTGGAAAAGTTTAAGGATAATAACATGATCTATAGAAAGGGAACTCCGATTCATTGTCGTGGTGCTCTCCTCTTTAATCATTATATAAAAGAAAAAAAACTTATCAATAAATATTCTTTGATTCAAAATGGTGAGAAGATTAAGTTTTGCTATTTGAAAGTTCCAAATACGATACATGAAAATGTATTTTCTTTTATTCAGGAATTCCCCAAAGAGTTAGACTTAAATAGATATGTTGATTATGAACTGCAATTCAGTAAATCATTTGTAGATCCTTTAAAAGTGATCTTGGATGCTATTGGATGGAATATAGAAAAAACGGTAAGTCTGGAGGACTTTTTCTCATGAAAGATCAGTATACTATTGATGATGGTGAAGGAAAACATGACAAGTGGAATAGGGGGCTAGATCTTTTTATTGAGTCTGTCTTAAAACCAGATCCCGCATTAAGGCAATGTGCTCATAATCAAAAGTGTTATCATGAACTGATGGATGTTCGTGATAATGTGCTAGAATATTTGAAAACAAAACGTTGGAATTAATTTATGGATTTTTTGAAAGATATTGTAAAAGAGATTGGAGATGACTTCACCAAACTGGCAGCAGACATTGACGAAACTGAAACATACGTTGACACTGGTTCGTTCATCTTTAATGCTCTTGTATCTGGCTCTATCCGTGGGGGTGTTTCTGGTAACAAAATCACTGCAATTGCTGGTGAAAGTTCTACAGGAAAAACTTTCTTCTCTCTCGCAGTGGTTAAGAATTTTCTGGATTCTAATCCTGATGGATACTGCTTGTATTTTGATACTGAGGCAGCTGTCAATAAATCACTCTTGGCGAGTCGTGGCATTGACCTATCACGGTTAGTTGTTATCAACGTTGTTACGATTGAACAATTCAGGCAGAAGGCACTACAGGCAGTTGACATATACCAAAAGAAACCTGAAGAAGACCGCAAACCCTGCATGTTTGTGCTAGACTCTCTTGGTATGCTTTCTACAGAGAAGGAGATTCGTGATGCTCTAGACGACAAGCAAGTTCGGGACATGACCAAATCTCAACTTGTCAAGGGAGCATTCCGTATGCTCACCCTTAAACTTGGCCAAGCAAAAATTCCACTAATCGTCACCAATCATACCTATGATGTCATCGGATCATACGTTCCCACCAAAGAAATGGGCGGAGGCAGCGGTCTCAAATATGCAGCGTCTACAATCATTTATCTCAGCAAAAAGAAAGAAAAGGATGGAACAGAGGTCATTGGAAACCTTATTAAAGCTAAGACAGCAAAGTCGCGTTTAAGTAAGGAGAACAAGGATGTTACTGTGCGTCTGTATTACGATGAGCGTGGTCTTGATAGATATTTTGGTCTTCTTGAACTCGGTGAGATTGGTGGACTTTGGAAAAATGTAGCAGGTCGATACGAAATTGATGGTAAGAAAGTCTATGCCAAGGCAGTCTATAAAGATCCTGAAGCATACTTTACTCCTGAAGTGATGGAAAAGTTGGATACAATTGCAAAAGAGGAATTTAGTTACGGATCTTGATGGAACAAATTGAAGTTACAATCCTAAGAAACCTCATTCATAATGAAGACTATGCACGAAAAGTAACACCATTTTTACAACCTGAATACTTTGAGGATAATATCAAGAAAACTATCTTTCTTGAAACCTCAGAGTTTATTGTAAAATACGATTCTCTTATTACTCTTGAAGCCCTTGAGATTGAGATTTCAAACCGATCTGATTTAAATGGTCAAGATCTCCAAGAAGTAAAAACTCAAATTGCAGAGTTGGAAGATAAGCCAGTAGATGAAAAATGGTTAGTTGACTCTACTGAAAAATGGTGTCGTGATCGTGCCATCTATCTTGCACTTATGGAATCAATTCATATTGCAGATGGTAATGATGAAAAGAAAAATCGTGATGCAATTCCTAGCATTCTAAGTAATGCACTCGCAGTTTCATTTGATAATCACATTGGTCATGACTACTTACAAGACTTTGAAGAACGGTTCGACTCTTATCATCGTAAGGAAGATCGCATTCCGTTTGATCTTGAATATTTTAACAGGATTACGAAAGGTGGTTTGGTTAACAAGAGCCTTAATATCGCTCTTGCTGGTACAGGTGTCGGAAAGTCTCTTTTTATGTGCCATATGGCTTCATCGTCACTCCTCGCAGGATATAACGTCTTGTATATCACTATGGAGATGGCAGAAGAAAAAATTGCTGAGAGAATTGATGCGAATCTTTTGAACATAAACATTCAAGAGATTGGTGATCTTCCCAAACAAATGTTTGATACGAAGATCAACACTCTAACTCAAAAAACTCAGGGTAGTCTTATAATTAAAGAGTATCCAACTGCTGCCGCTCATAGTGGACATTTTAAGGCACTACTCAATGAACTTGCACTTAAGAAATCATTTAGACCTGATATTATTTTCATTGATTACCTTAATATATGTGCTTCCTCCCGTTATCGCGGAAACGGCAATGTCAATTCATATTCGTATATTAAGTCTATTGCAGAAGAGCTTAGAGGATTGGCTGTTGAAGCAAACGTCCCTATCGTTTCTGCCACGCAGA